GACTTTTCGGCCCACTGAAACTTCGTGTGTCGCGTGTAAGGAAAGGGAGACGGGGATCGGCTCGGCCTGGCCGGCACACACGAATCGTGTAAGGAGGGGCGCGGATCCGCATTATCACGGGGATCAGGCCGGCCGAAAAGGACGAAAAAAGGACGAAAAGGCCCCTTGGGGCGTTGGGCCTGGCCGGACGGCGGGGCGCGGAGGACGAAAAGGACGAAAAGGACGACGGGGGCGCAGGGGGCGCGCTCGGCCTGTTTTTTTGGGCATTGACATATGGAAATGGTGTACCGGTGGATGCAGCTCGACGAGGTGGAGGCCATGGTCCCCACCATCGCGGCGAACGACGTGAGCGAGGTGGCGCGCAGTCCACGCGGGTTCATTTCGGCATATAGGGCGTTTAAGACTCCAATGAGGATGGCGATCGAGTGGGTGCCTGGTGAGCGGATCACATGGGCGCAGAAGCGGGAGCTGTTCATTCGCCGGACGCTTGCGGCGTACAAGAAGCACCCGACGCACCGGCGCGCCCTGGCACTGATGGCGTGGGCGTACATGCCGAGCCTCGCTGCACTGGGCAGTAGTTGAAAAAAAAAGCTGGAGGCACAGGTGCCACTGGATCGTGGAACTGACATTGCGCGGGATCAGTACGAAAGAAGGGCTAAACGAGCCTGTAGAATGTATCGGACACACGCCGGTACTGACGTTCTGTCACCCGTTGCGGGATCATCTCAGCACGCAGTGCGGCGAGGGTCTGCGCAGGTGTGTTTGTCTGTATGGCACGCGGCTGTGCGATATATTGGTCGAATGTGGTTGGTTCATTGTTAGCCGAGATCTCGATGGTGCGCACGCGGGTAGCCCTGCCACGTGCCTCGCGGGCCTTGGCCCTCCGTGCGAGCTCGATCAGGGTCGCCTTGCGCCCTGCGTATCGGCTCACCGCGTTGGCGTGGGCCTTTGTGCTTACGACCTTGCCGCGATTGTTCAACATTAGGTCTGTGCGACGCAGCAGGCCCGCAGTCATGCGTGCCTTGCCGTCCCACACCTCTTGCTTGGTCCCGAACCTCGCCATTTACAATGGTGGAATGTAGGTTTTAATACAACGCCATGCCGCGCCCGCCGATCAGACCGCCGCCGATGAGGGCGCCGCCGATCAGACCGCCGCCGATGAGTGCGCCGCCACGTCGACGACGTCCGCCGATCAGGCCTGCGCCCATCGAGCGAGTTCGTGGTCGTGAGAATGTCGGTGCTTTCGCTGCCGACGAGGCTGCAGTGGCAGCGGATGACGCAGCTGCTGCGGCCTTTCGTGCCTTAGCGGCGAGACGCGCGAGCTTCGCCTTCTCCTTGCGCGCAGCGACGGCCTCGGGCGACGCGCGAGCCGTTGCCCTCGCCGCCTTCCTTGCGGTGGCACGCGCTGCCTTCTCCGCGACTGTCATCCTGGCACGAGGTGCCGCAGGCACATACGTGTAGTTCCTTGTGAAGATGCGACCGCACGCAGCGTTGGCGAGGACCTGCTTGATGGCAGCGTTCCGTTGACGGAGGTGGTCACCTCGTGGCATTTCTCTTTTTATGGAATGGTATATGCGATTTTTATTTAGCGACGTGCTCGTCTCATGATGTCGTCCATCGTGAACTCGAAGCGCTGGGGCTGAGCTGCACGCTCGCGTCTCATCTCTGCCAGCATATCAGCGAGTTCACGCTCTCCTCGGAGGAAGTCTGCATCTGCTTGCCGTTGCGCTGTGCCAGGGTCCACGCGAGGGGCACGCGCGCGCGGTGCTCGACGAACGGCAACGACGGCCGCGCCTGCTGCTGCGTTCGCTGCGGCCGTCGCCTTGCGTGCCTTCGCAGCCAGGCGAGCGACGCGAGCCTTCTCCTTTCGCGCCGCGACGGCCTCGGGGGCAGCCCTCGCGGCCCTGCGCGCGTCCATTCGCGCCTGCGCCCTCATCGCCCTCTCCTCGAGCGTCATGCGCGCACTCGGGGGAGCAGGGGCGTACTGGTAGTTCCGGGCGAATAGGTTGCCGCACCTGGTGTTTGCAAGGACCTGCTTGATCGCGGCGTTCCGTAGTCGAAGGTTCGCGCCACGTGGCATCTCTGGGGGTTTTGCATATTCTGAGTCCTGTTTTTATTTCGCATGGCTACTGAGGTAAAACAGCGAGCATGTCGTACTACGAGGTGCAAACCGGGATTCCACCTTCCGCGCTAATGTCATTGTACCAGAAGCAGAGCTACGCGGACCGATACGGAGGGTGCTGTATGTGCGCGGGGAGCGAAGGCGGCTCGATGGGCGAGCTCAGGCGCTTCTCCTCTGATCTCCTGGCCAAGGGGTACACTCCGTCGCAGGCGCTCGGCGAGTACCGCCGCCTGCAGATGAAGGGCGGGACCATCGAGATGCCGATGGCCCTGGACCGTAGCGGCACCGTGAACACTCCGCCGATCATGTACCAACTGCCATGGGCTCAATCGTTCAACGACACCGCGGCGTCGGACGCGGCCGCGCGGGAGTTGTACGTCCAGCAATGGCGCCGGGCCTCGCTGTCCCAGAACCGGGGCATGTGAGCTGGGGCACGTAGTTTCAAATTTCGCGAAACTCTTGCCGAATAAAGTCGTATTGTAGGATAGAAAGGCCAAATGCTTTCGTTCCGCAAGGGGACGCCTGTCGCGGTGGTGTGCACTGGGAACGAGGAAGGCCGGCGCATCTTCATCGCGCCGGACGATGGGGCGCCTGAGCAGAGCCGCGACCCTGAGGAGGTGCTGGACATCGCGCCAAGCAAGACGAAGGTCATGAGTGTACAGGAGCGCATGACGATCCGCCGGTACCTGTCCAGCGAGCCAGCCGTTGACGCCGTCATGGCTGCGCACATCGAGAAGCTGCAGCGCGAGCTCGCTGCCAAGAACAGGTATGAGTACTTCAGCGACGACGGGACCCTGTGTGTCCTGCCCAGCAAGCACAGTGAGCGCGTCTATGTTGCAGGGAAGTCAGGCGCCGGTAAGTCGACGTTCACGGCGCAGTACATCCGGGAGTACCAAGAGATGTTCAAGGAGCGCCGCGTGATACTGTTCAGCACACACGACGACGAGAAGGCGTATCGTAAACTCAACATCACACAGGTAGAGCTCGATGCCGAGTTCGTGGAGAACCCCCCGACCCTGGACGAGCTGGCCGAGTGCCTCGTCGTGTTCGATGACACGGATAACCTGCAAGACAAGAAACTGCAGGCCGTGATCAACGGTGTGAACGCCGACCTGCTCGCCAACGGGCGGAAGTACAACATCCACGTGATCACACTCGCGCACCAGTTGATGGACTATGGCAGGTCGCGCACGCTCTTGAACGAGGCCAACCGGGTGGTCTTCTTCAACGGGGGCAGCGCGTACCACATCCAGCGGTACATGAAGGTCTACGCGGGCCTCGAGCCAAAGCAGATCAGGCGCATCCTGAATTCGAAGTCAAGGTGGACGTGCATCGGCCTGACGCTGCCCAACTACGTCATCAATGAGCATGAGGTGTACATCATACGCCCTGGGTCATAGCCACGACGAACTGGTCGGGCGTGCACCCTTCTTTTTTGCACGCGTCCATCATGTGCCGGTAGTACTCCTCGGCGCTCATCTTGTCGTTCCACGACCGCACGGCGCAGTGTCGCCCACACGTGGCCGTGTCTTCGTCCTGCAACTTGAACTGGTTGTATGCGACTGGTCGGCCTGCGTGGTACAGCAGGCGTATCAGCTCTGGGTGCACCTGCCCAGACACGCGCCTGAAGCTGGGATCGATCATGTCGAGCGTCTTGTCCGGGAACGTCCCGAATGAGTCGAAGACCTCGGTGCACGGCGTGCCGCGGTCGTCTACGGTGTCGTGCACGAGGATCCAGTGCCCATTGCGGGGGCGCTGCTCATATAGCAGGGCGAACGGACGGTCTGGCAGGCGCACCATGCTTTGTAGGTCGCCGTACGCGTACGTGTGCCCGTTAAGCATGGAGGACAAGCGCGTCCCGCTGGTAGACTCGTGGATGGGGTCCATTTGCTTTTTTTACCGTATAGTGAGAGTAAAATGAGCCAGGCCCACCACAGCGTCGACCCCGTCTTCGGGGCGAATCTTGTGTACTACAATGCCACCGTGGTCAATAACACGGCGACCGCGCTGCCTGCGCTGGTAAATGACACACGTAACGCAGCCATCATCCACATACCGGAGAAATGGGAGATGTCCATCGTGCGCTTCGACATCGACACCAGCCTGATCCCCGTGGCCAAGCTGCCCATATATGACCCGATTGAACAGGAGTACACGACGCTTGGCGTCACGTACGTCGCCGGTGGCGAGTCGACCGGGGTCCACTACGGGCGCACGTACACGAAGGGGGTCGAGACGTCGATCCAGGCCGTCGTCGACGTGATCAACTCGGCCTTCGATAGCTTCTCTTCCGTCGAGGACCCGAAGCCCCCGGGCGCCCCGTACCTGTGGTACGACGCGGAGGCCCAGTTGCTCAAGCTATTCGCCCCAGAGGAGTGGCTGGTCTCTCCGATCGCCGTGTACGTCACGAAGTCAATGCGCCGCTACCTCCGCGGGCTCCCGTTCACGTACGTGGGGCTGCCAAACGGGATGGATTTCCGGTTGACTTTCGATCCGTCGTGGCAACGCGCCCTGGACGGTCAGCGCGCAGGGTTCCCGGATGCCGTTCAGCCGCCGGCGTACGCGCCCAACGGGCTCGTGTACAAGACGCAGGAGGCGCAGATCCTGAGTTCGTGGAGCGCATGTCGATCCATCTACATCACTACAGACAGCTTCCCCGTGCAGAGCGAGAGCATCCCCAACTCCGTGCTGCTGTCCAACCGAGGGTCGGTAAGCTCGGGCAGCATCCCAATAATCACCGACTTCATTCTGCCCACCGATGGCAACCCCGTTGCAGACAGGGACCGCCTCGAGTATCTGCCCACCGCAGAGTACCGGATGGTCCAGCTTGGCGGGCGCGAGCCGATCACGCGCGTCAACCTGCAGGCGTGGTGGACCGACTTCTCTGGCAACTCGTACCCGATCCTGCTCTCCGAAGACGGGTCCTTCTCAGCCAAGATCCTCTTCCGTAAGCGGTCGACCTTCCAGGCGTAAAAAAAACCTGATGCATGCTTTGCTAAAAAGCAATGTCGATCACCATCGAGCGCCTCAACACCCAGCGCGTCGTCGATCCGCGTACCGATCTCAACTCGTATGAGCGCCGGACGTACCAGATCTACGACGGCGCGAACGATGTGGGGTATCAGCGCGTGCTGCCCGATGGTGCCGCCAACGCGTCGTCGATGACGTTCAGTTGCAATCCGCCGAGTGCGCGCGTCTTCGTCAACCGTCGCGTGTACGTGACCATGACCTTCCGCCTGACGTTCACGGGCACGTCTACGAACCAGCTCCTGCAGATGCTGGGCGCGAGCGCCGCCGCGGGCGTCAACACGGGCGCCAACAACTTTGATGGGCCGCGCGCGTACCCGATCGCCAACGCCACGCAGAGCATCCAGGTATCGCTCAACAACGACCGCCTGTCGCAAAACACGAACCGGTTCTACCGTGGCACCACTCGGTATGCCAACCACCATGTGCAGAGCGAAGTCGACTACGGTCTCACCCCCACGATGCTCGACAACTCCCAGGACCTCGCCTTCCTGGCCACGCTTGGCATCAGCCCCCTGCTGCCGTACGGCAGTACGCCCAACCAGACCACGCGCACGGGGTTTGTAGGATGCGAGGTGATCACGAACACGGACACCACAGGCGTCGTGCTCCTCACGGTCACAGAACCGCTTTGGCTCTCCCCCTTCCTGTTTGCTCGTGGCCAGCAGGACACGGGCCTCATCGGAATCCAGACGATGAGCGTCACGCTCGCGCTCGGTGGGCGTGGCAACGGCGTCTTCGGAGGCCTTGCGGGCGCCCTGTGGTCCCACGCCGACAGCAGCGCATCGAACATCACGAACGTCGCCGTCGCGGTTGACTCAGCTGAGATGCTCTTTTCCTACCTCACGCCCGACTCGCTGCAGGTCATTCCCGAGATCAACAACTACCCGTACAGTGAGCCCATCGTGTACACGCAGGCATTCACGCAGGTCGTCGCTGCCGGCGACTCGCAGCGCCTCGAGTTCAACAACATCCAGCTCAACAGCATTCCATCGCGCGTGATCATCTTCGTGTCTGAGCGCGATCAGGACTTCGACTACACTAAGACAGACACATATTTCGGTATCGAGAACGTGAACCTCTCCTTCGACAACCGCGACGCCATCCTGTCCAACGCGTCACATCGTGACCTGTACAACATCGCAGCTAAGAACAACACCAATCTGACGTGGACGCAGTGGTCCAAGCACACCGGCGCCGTGCTCGCGCTCGACTTCGGCGATGACATCCCGCTGCGCAGCAACCAGGCTGTCGGCCTACGTGGCAGCTACAACTTCAGGATGTCCGTGACTGCGCGCAACCTCGCCGCAGGGGCACAGTACCCCCAGCTCACGGTTCTCGTCATCTCCACGGGCGTCATGACCGTCGCGCAGCAGAACGTTGTGCGCAGCGTTGGCATCCTGTCCAATGAGGACGTGCTCAGCGCGAAGACGCAGCCAGCGATGCCCTACCACAACAAGGGCGACCTGTACGGAGGGAGCTGGTGGGACGATTTCAAGTCAGGATTCATGTCGGTCATCAAGCCCGTCGCTAACATTGCGAGCTCCGTCCTTCCGTTCATCGCGCCCGAGCTTGCCCCCGTGGCGAACATGGTCAACTCTGCCGTAGGGAATGGGATTATGGGAGGGCGTCTGGTCGGAGGCCGAAGGGTCTCGCGCTCTGCGCTCGCGCGCGCACTGCATTAGGCTTTTAAAAAAAACCGGATAGCAGTTCTGGTAAAAACAAGGACGTAAAATGGACATCCGACTGTTGAGCGCCAATGGCCTGCAGGGCGCCGCTGCGCAGGCCCTCGCGACTGCGCGAGAGGGCAAGTTCGACGCGATAGTCGGCGCGCTCACGGCGTCGACCTTTACCACCGATGAGATCGATGTGGTCACGCTGCGCACAAGTGAGGTCACAGCGGAGGCGTACACCGTGCCGAAGGCTGGACTTAATGTCAATGAGATTGAGATCGCAATTGGCCGCGCAATTTGTGTGAACAGGGACCCCAGCTACGTCGTGGCTGTCAACTCTGCCGAGCCAGCTGCGGTGATTGATAACGAGGACCTGCTATCGTATAAGGCGCCGTTCAAGTTCGTCCCTGGTCAGGTGTTCCAGTACGTTCTCGAGGGCACGATTTCGGCGACGGCAGGTGAACACGCTGTGTTCGCGTGCCCATGGTTCGTTGACAGTTATCCAACTGATACCACTGACATCGATTCGAACGGAAATGCCCTCCTGCGCGTGCGCGCATCCGGGCCCAATGCGTTCACGCTGCGCACGACCATCACCGTCGTCGCAGCATCAACGACTACCGTGACTTACAAATGGGCGTCCGTTGTCACCAACGCAGACGTCGCCCCTGGCGACATCGAAGCGATCTACACGACAACCGGCACGTCTGACTTGATCCCGTACGACTCAGGAGACCCTGTAGTCGCCGGCGGCAAGCCATACATGGTGTTCGCTTTTTACCCTAACAGTCCGCTCGGCGTGTCCGAAGACATCGACATCAGCATTGCGAACTACTACATCCTGCAGGTGGCGGGGCCGTCTGGCTACGTCGCTCCCCTGTAACGTTTTCAAACACTGACTGATTCGCCGCGCAACACCTCCCCCATCGGGGGCTCTTTTTTTGCGTCAGCTGGCGGCGTGTTCTCTATGACACACGCGTTGCAGCAGCAGGCCACGCGCCTGCATCGCGAGTACCTGATTGCGCCGAACACGCCCAAGACGAGCGTGGTGGCACCACCTATGATCGCGAGTATGTCCGCAGTGCTCGACACGACGTTCCCCATTTATTTAGGAACACATCCAGTAAAATGGACAACAGGCTGCTGAACTCCGGTGACTCAAATGCAAAGATCTCGTCGCGCCCCAGGTTCAATCGTGTGTCAGCAGCGTCGTATTTGCAGGAGCTCCCAAACGGCACGTACGTCCCCCTCGAGACGGGCCCGGGTCCACCGGGTCCCCCTGGCCAGGCTGCGACGATCGACGTGGGCACGACCACTACGGTAGCGTACCCCACGCCGAGCGCCGTTGTGAACGTCGGCACGAGCAGCGCGGCCGTGTTAGATTTCACACTATCACGCGGCCCTGCTGCAACGGTGTCAGTTGGGACGACGTCGACCCTCGCGCCAGGGAGCGCGTGCACCGTGACTAACGTTGGCACACAGTCCGCGGCTGTCTTGAATTTCGGGCTCTCACAGGGCGTCGCCGGACCACCGGGCGCCGGCGCCGACGTGCTGGTTGGATCAACGACGACGCTGCCACCTGGTACACCGTGCAGCGTGAGCAACAGTGGGACAGCGCAAAACGTGATCTTGAATTTCGGGCTCTCGCAGGGCCTCGTCGGCCCATCCGGCTCCTCGGCGACTATCTCCGTTGGCACGGTGAACACACTGGACCCTGGTGACCCTGCGACCTTCGTCAACAGCGGGACGGCGTCCGCAGCGGTCTTCGACGTCGGCCTTCCACGCGGCGCGGATGGCGTGCCCGCGTCGATCTCCGTCGGAAACGTTACAGCGCTGCCACCTGGATCAGAGCCTACAGTGGTGAACGACGGCTCGAGTGTGGCAGCAGTCCTTGCGTTCGGGCTCGTCACGGGTGACACGGGTGCACAGGGAGCAAGCGGCAACGATGGCGCAGCCGCGACGGTCGCGGTCGGATCGGTCGTGCCACTCGCGCCAGGTTCCACGCCGACCGTCGTGAACGTGGGCACGTCGTCGGCAGCCGTGTTCGATTTTGGCCTGGTGAGCGGCGCAGATGCCGTAGCCCCTACGATCGCCGTTGGTACAGTGACACCCCTCGCGCCAGGTTCAACGCCGACCGTTGTGAACGTAGGCACACCGGAGGCGGCAGTGTTTGATTTCGGGCTCGTGACGGGTGACCAGGGCCCAATCGGCCCAATCGGCCCACAGGGTGACCCCGGTGCAGCTGCGACAATCGCGATCGGCACCGTGTCCGCCGTCGCGTATGGCTCGGCTCCAAGCGTGGTGAACGTCGGGACGCCTGAAGCTGCGGTCCTTAACTGGCAGCTCGTCACGGGCCCACAGGGCCCGGCGGGCTCAAGCAGCTCCGTGTTAGAGTACCAGTTCCAGACAGCGACGGCCACGCCACCGACCAGTGGGCACATCCGGATTGACAACGTGAACCCGTCACTGGCAAACAGCATGTACGTCTCCCATATCGACGGTAATGGTGTAGATCAGGACTATATCCTCCAGCTCGTGCCCCCGTCGGCTACGCTCGTGCTTCAAAAAAAGGGAAATTCGGCAATTTCGTACACGTACAGCGTCATTGTAGCTCTCGCACTGACTGGATACGTGCGGTATGAGATGACCTTCCTCAGCAGCTCCGGCGTGCTCGCCAACAACGACCAGGTCGTCCTCATCATAGTGAACAGCGCGCCGCCTGGTGAGGCCGCGACGGTCGACGTGGGCACGGTGACGCAGGTGCCGTATCCTGGACCAATTTCGGTGACTAACGTCGGCACGACGTCGGCGGCCCTGCTCGATTTCGTTCTGTGCTCGGGCCCAGATGGGTCACCGGGTGCTGACGGTGCAGCTGCGACGATCTCCGTTGGAACGGTCACGGCGCTGCCTGCTGGGTCAACGCCTACATTCGTCAACTCGGGCACGTCAAGCGCAGCTGTCTTCAACGTCGGCCTGCCTGTAGGTGCCACGGGTGCAGGCGGAGCCGCCGCCACGCTGACAATCGGATCAACGACGACGCTGCCGCCTGGTAGCTCGGCCACGGCGTCTAACGCGGGCACGTCGAGCGCGGCGATCTTGAACCTTGGCATACCAAGCGGGGTCAGCGGCACGGCGGCGAGCATCGCTGTGGGCTCGGTTAGCAGCTTGCCACCAGGCTCGACGCCTACCGTGACAAACGTCGGCACAAGTGGGGCAGCAGTGCTCAATTTTGGGTTGACAGAGGGGGCGGTCGGCGCAACGGGCCCTGGTGCGACGGTTGCAGTGGGGACGGTGTCGACCCTCGCCGCGGGGCTACCTGCAACCGTGACGAACGTCGGCACGCCGTCAGCAGCCGTCTTTAATTACGGAATCCCGCAGGGTCAAACTGGGTCACAGGGCTCAGCTGCGACGATCGCCGTGGGCACTGTGACCGCGCTCGCTCCTGGGTCCACGCCCACGTTTGTCAATGTGGGGACCTCGAGCGCGGCCGTGTTCGACGTGGGCCTCGTATCAGGCGCGCCCGGGTCTGGTAGCTCGATACTGATCAACAACAGCACGTCTGCCGTCGTGTACAACCTGCTCTTCAGTAACGCGTTGACCGGTACCGTCGCCTCGTCTCTGAGCATGCGATCGGCTTCGCTCACGTACAACCCGAACACGCTTGCCTTGACTAATACAGGCGGGACGTTCACGTGTACGACCGTGACGGCCAACCTTACGGGCACGGCGTCGACGGCTGCAACGGTGACTACTTCCAATACCGTTTCAGCCGGGTCGAAGTACCTCATGTTTTCAGGTACAGTCGGAGCCAACGCAGTGGTAAACTGTACAAATACGCTCGGGAACCAATTGTTATGGTCTCCGTCCACGACCACATTGACGATAGGAGACGGAACGACCGGCTCGGGCGTCCTGACGACTGGGTCGATCAACTGCGCAACGCTCACCGGCACCGCGTCCCTCGCAACGACCATCACGGCTACACAGACCGCCGCTGCAGCCACCCGTTACCTTGCCTTCGTGCCAGGGTCCGGGGCGCAATCGATCCAGATGAACAACGTCGCGGCCACCGCTATCGCTGTGAACCCGAGCACGCCGAGCTTGACGCTCGGGACTGGGTCTGGTGGCAGCGGAGTGATCACGGCAGGGTCCTTCGTCGGCGCGCTGACCGGCAACGCGTCGTCGGCAACGCAGGTGACATGTACGGCGACATCCGTGGCAGCCGCGCGCTACCTGGTCTTCACCCCGAGCACGTCAACCAGCGTGTCCGATCTTCAGATTAGCACAGTTCTCGCCACGTCCATCTCGGTCAACCCGAGCACGCCGAGCTTGAATGTCGGCATTGCAGGCGGATCGGGAGTGATCACGGCCGGGTCGTTCGTCGGCGCGCTTACGGGCAACGCGTCGTCGGCGACGCAGGTGCAGACATCGAGGTCCGCCGCGGCAGGGACGCGGTATGTCACGTTTAGCACGACCGACAACGCCATAGCCGGAAATTCGACTATACAGACGGCCACCTTGCTGACATACAACCCAGGGACAGAACTGCTTTCATGTTCGAACCTGACAGTGACGGGGACCTTGACTGGGTCCGTGAGCACAGCTACGAGCCTCAGCGGGGGCGCAGGTGGGTCCATACCTTACCAGACAACAGCATCGGTTACCACCTTCTTGCCAATCAGTGCGGTCGTTGGGAACGTGTTGCGCACGACTGGGACAGCGCCAAGCTGGTCCACGCCCGGAGGCTTTCAAACCTCATTCGGAGGAAGCGTGGTGGCTGCAGGGAACATCCTTGCGTACAACGTTCCCGTGGCACTCGTGGCATCTGTGCCACTGAGCTCCGTCCTCGCGACGCCGCAGAACGTGTTTGTCATGCCGGTTGCTGGGATACTCGTGGCCGCGTCGGCATACAACTCGACAGGAGCTGCAACGGCAACGGGAACGGTGCACGTCGCAGGGTCTGCCACTCCGATCGTCACGTTCGCTGCTGGGTCGTTCACATCTGCAGGGACGAAGGCGCTCACCTTGTCGAGCACGACGGCAACGGCAGCCGCAGGGAATACAGTGGAAGTTAGGATCAACGTCGCCGCCACCGGGACTACGCTGATAACCTTATACTGGGCTTAAAAAAAACCGGAGATAAGTGGATCAAATCCGAAATGGTCGCGCAGCGTAAGCCCACGAACCGAAAGCCTGCGAAGAAAAAGCCGCGCTCGAAACTTGCCCTTGCGCAGAACCTCATCAACGCGACGCTCAAGCGCGCCCAGGCCCGTGCCACACTCGACGAGATCAAGTCTCGGTACGCTGGCACGTATGGACGACAGCCCACCGAGGCGATGGCGCGGAGCATCATGGCAGCGATTGCCGCAGGGATCCCCATGGACGCGACGTTCCGCGAGCCCGCGCCCGCACTGGTCGCACCTGCTCCCCAGGTTCCGCAGAACCAGGTGCCTCTCGTCATGATCAACGCGCCGCCGGTGCGCCAGCTCGCGCGCGCCGCGCCTGCCCCCGCTGCACCTGCACGAGTCTCAGCAGCAAACCGACGTATCGCGAACCTTGCGAATCAAATGGGACTTCAGCAGGTCTTGCCCGCGGGCCGACCACCTGCACGCATGGCCGATCTGGTCTACGATCAGGATGTCCCGACGAGCCGGCGCCGCGCCGATCTGGTCTACGACCAGGACGTCCCGACGAGCAAGCGACGCGCCGCACTCGTTGCCGATCAGGACGTCCCGA